ACCGTGGGAACAAGGCCGAAGAGGTCATCAATGGTGCCCACGAAGCGATGTTGGCACGGTTGTCGTGGATGCGTGCCAACAACATTCCGGACCTGTCCGAGGACCCCATCACGGAGGACAACCCGCTCGACATCACGATCATCGACGAGCTCCTGCTGCTCGGTGACACGATCAAGAAGGGTGTGCTGTCTCCGTTCGGTGAGATCCTATCCGTGGGCCGAAAGGCTCTCTACGTTGTGTGGGCGTGTAGCCAGCTCGCACAGGTGGACACGTTGGGTCGAATCCGTGACCTGTTCAGCCAGCGGATGTGCCTCGCTACGAAGTCGCGGGAGATGACCGAAGCTACCCTTGGCCCGTCTGCTGAGGCGATGGGTGCGAAGTGCAGCAAGATCACCACGGCGGGCGTTGGGTATGAGTACCTCGATGGCCAGCGTGGGTACACGAGGTTCCGTTCTGTGCACATCCCGAAGAAGGGAACGGAGCGTCTGGCGATCTCTCAGGGCAAGGCTCCCGGTGTGATCCATGCAGAGGCTCAGGCAGTCGTTCAGCAGCAGAAGGACCTGTTCACGAAGCGGACGGCACTGTACCGTCTGTACGCGAAGGAGACGGGCAAGCTCCTGTACGTCGGCATCACCACGAACCCGAACACCCGCTTCAAGGAGCACGCTGCAGATAAGCCGTGGTGGACTGACGTCGACCAGCCGAACACGAAGATCGTGTGGTACCGTAACAGGCGACTGGCGATGTCAGCCGAGGAGAAGGCAATCAAGACCGAAGGGCCCGTGTTCAACGTGGTCCATGCAGAGTTGGAGGAAGTGTGAGCGACGAACTGATCGACACCGGGTCGCAGAACGTGCCCGGGTACCGGAAGCAGACTCCTGCAGCTCTCGACGCGGTGAAGCAGATCAAGATGATGGAGCAGAACTGTGCTTCACTGTGGAAGGCACTTCGTGACAGCGACACTGTCGACGTCGACCCTCGACTGATGGCCATCACTCGGACGGCGCTGTCGGAAGCGTTCATGTGGTTCAACCGTGCTGTGTTCCAGCCGGAGGATCCGTTCAATGGCTAAGCTCATCGCGCACAGCAGTCGCAGTGGTCAGATGGGACCGCAGACACGTCGGTGGCTTGCGGGCGAACGTGTCCCGATGCAACAGTGGGGTGGAGACTCTCCCGAGCGTCGCGTTGTGGACTTCATCTGTCGGGACACCGTTCTCTGCCTCTTCATCGTCCTGGGAGTTCTCTCCCTTGTCTGCTACCTGAGGTGACTTGTGGCCCGTGACGTGTTCGCTCTCGCTGCGGAGCGCTACTTCGGCGTTGACTACATCCGCGACCCGGTGTCGTGGCTCCGCGACAGACTCGGACATTTCATGTGGTCCAAGCAGAGGGAGATCCTCCAATCCCTGCAGAAGAACCGGTACACGGCGGTGCAGTCGTGTCACGACGCCGGCAAGTCCTTCGTGGCAGCTTCCGCCGCGTGTTGGTGGAATGAGGTCTACCCTCCGGGAGAGGCCTTCGTGGTGTCGACTGCACCGTCTGGTCCGCAGGTGAGCGCAATCCTGTGGCGCGAGATCGAGCGTATGCACAGGAAGGGCAACCTGCGCGGCCGTATCACGATGGGTGGGCAGCCAGAGTGGAAGATCGACAAGGAGCTGATCGGGTACGGTCGGAAGCCGTCGGACTACGACGAGGATGGGTTCCAAGGCATCCACGCACTGTTCCCGCTCATCATCGTAGATGAGGCTTGTGGCATTCCCCAGCAGTTGTGGAACGCGATCGACGCACTGGCCACCAACGACAACGCACGAGTCCTCGCGATTGGGAACCCTGATGACCCCACGAGCCATTTCGCCACTATCTGCAAGCCGGGTTCAGGTTGGCACGTCATCCAGCTGGATGGTCTACGGACCCCCAACTTCACGGAGCAGGCTGTTAGGGACGTTCGCGTCGATGACAAGCCCTTTCCGCTGCTGCACCAGTTCTTCGTCGACCACGGAATCCCCTTCTCCACTGAGGAGGTTCCTGACGACCTCCGACCGCGACTACTCGGCGTTACTTGGGTCGCTGAACGAATGGCACGCTGGGGAGTCAACCGAACCATTGATGCTGAGTCGCCCACTGGGGAGGTTCGCTGGGAGACTTCTCCTCTCTGGGAGGCCAAGGTTCGAGGGCAGTTCCCAGACGACGGAACGGTCGGAGTCATCCCACTTGGGTGGGTACGACTGGCCCAGCAACGTTGGGTACAGCAACAAGGTACAGATCCCATTGGACGTCGGACGTTCTCTATGGACGTTGCTCGGTTTGGGGATGACGAGACGGCCGTCGCCACTCGTCAGGGTCACATCACTCTAGACGTTGTCAAGTGGGGCAAGCAGGACACGATGACCTCTGCCCTTCGCCTGAAGCGAATGATGCTCCCTCACCCGAGGGCGTACGCTGTTGTCGACGTGATAGGTGTCGGTGGTGGTGTCGTAGACCGCCTGAGTGAAGAGGGAATGGAAGTCATCCCGTTCAACGGTTCCAAGCGCACGACCCGTCACGATGCAACGGGACAGTTCACGTTCCCGAACGTCCGACAGGCTGCGTGGTGGAACATGCGGGAACTGCTCGACCCTCACAGGCGCGGTGGAGCAGTGATCGCACTACCACCTAGCGAGGAGCTTGCCGCTGACCTTTGCGCTCCTCACTGGAAGATCGGCGCAGGTGCGAAGATCGTGGTCGAGGAGAAGGAACAGACCCACAAGCGGATCGGACGCAGCCCCGACCTGGGTGACGCGGTGGTGATGTCGTACTGGTTCGACCCACCGCAGACGCAGGTGATCAACCCGGAGGACCTGGCCATCGACTGGGGTGGGAAGTCCGACTTGACCGTCGAGTGGGACTAGCATCAGGCAACCGTTTATTTGGTTGATAGCCATTATGAATTACTGGACGTATACTTTATACTACCTATAGCAGGTAAATGACGTAGCCACCGGTATGGCCGGGGTTACCGCGAAGTATACGGGAGCGTGACACGTGACAAAATCAGTCAATGGCGCGCTCAAGGGCATCATTCCACAACTGGGTGTGGAACGCGGCACAACCCTGAACATGTGGGACGGTTCGCTGGTCTTCGCGAACAACGGCTCCTGGGAGATGTACGACTACATCGAGCCCAGTGTCCAGCAACTCAAGGACATGCTCGATGTGGACGGCAAGGCGTCAGCACTCGAGTCTGCTCTCACACTCCCTGTGCGAAGTGCAGGATGGTCCATCCGCCCGCCGAAGGGGTCGGAACAGATCGCGGAACAGTTGACCGACCTGCTCGTCCGACCGTCTACCGATGGTGGCATGAAGACACCGATGCAGCAGGTCATCTCGCAGATGACTTCTGCGTTCACGTACCGCCGTGCCTACTTCGAGCGTGTGTGGATGCGCACAGGTGGTTTGCTCACGTACGAGAAGATCGCCTATCGCCCACCGGAGAGCTGCATCATCAAGCGGGATCCGGACAACGGTGATCTCCGTGGGTTCAAGCAGTGGAAGTGGAACCAGACCGAGATGGTCGATCTGGAACCGCTGTACTCGTACGTGTACATCCACGGGCAGCACCGCGAGCCAGTTCGAGGCTACAGCGACCTGCGAGTTGTGTGGCGGAACTACGAGCTGAAGCAGAAGGTGAAGTTCCTCTGGTTCACGTTCCTCGAGTCGCTGTCACTGCCGCGGGTGATCGTGAAGGGAACCTCTCCGGACGCAGCGAAGAATGCTGCCACTGCAATCGCAGCGCTGCGCAATGCTGGTGTTGCTGGTGTCCCGTCGCAGTGGCTCGAGGGTGACCCGATCCTTCTGGACGTCGGTGGTCAGGGTGCAACGGAGTACATGAACGCTGTCCGGTACCTTGACGCGGACAGTGCAAACTCCGTCCTCGCAGGGTTCACGGAGCTCTCGACTGGCGCGGCACATCTGGGTGCAGGGTCGAACGCACTGTCGAAGAACGACACCGAGTTCTTTACGTCGCAGCTCCAAGGCTACACGACGGAGATGCAGGTCGACTTCACCAACGGGGTGATCGCAGACCTCGTTCGGTACAACTGGGGTACCAACGTGAAGGTGCCGCAGTTCGAGATCGGTGCACTGGACAAGGAGGACGTCCAGACGAGCTTGGACCTGCTGAAGTCGATCGCGACTGCGACGCAGGTGAACCTCCCCGACGAGTTCGTGAGTGACCTCGTGATGGAGGTCGCTCGGTACTTGGGGATGGACCTCGACAAGGTGCAGCAGAGCATTCAGGACAAGCAGGCACAGCTCGAGAAGGCGGCACAGGACGCGCACGCACTCGAGATGGCGAAGGTAGCTGCTCCCGCCAGTGTTGGTGCGGCGATGGTCAGTCAAGCCAAAAGCACTTCCGTTGGAAGTGCTAGTGGCGGTGGTGCAGCATGAGTCAGAACCACCCGAGAGGGCCGATCTGGAGTTCGCACACCTCCCACCAGCGGTCTGCTTTGAGTGCACGCAGTTCCCGCTCGTACTGTACCGCATCCCAGAACTTGCCGTCCTCCATCAGTTCGTTCCACCGAGCGGCGAGTGAGTGTGCTCGATCAACGTCGTGCTGGAGAACCTTCCGACCTCGGGTCTCGAATGCCCACCGGTCCTTCGTCTCCTGCATGGCCCAGAAGAACTTGGTCCCAAGTCCGACTCCGACCTCGTCGCACCACCCAGCGAGTTCTGCTCGGACCTCCGCGCTCCAGAAGCGCTCCTCCGCTGTGAGTGTCTGCTCTTCGCTCATACTATAAGTATATGATGCTCCCAGGAGCGTTACAAGAGGGTCCGACAAAGAAAAGGTGGTGAATTTCGATGGCCGCAACCGCGATCACAGTGACCACGATCGACCGTACCGCGATCACGCCTCCGGCGGAAGTCGCCATGGACGTTGCCAACGGTAACGTCCTGAACGGCAACTCCGGTGCGCAGTGGATCGAGGTCACGAACACCGGTGGGTCGACGTACACGATCACGGCTTCGCAGGTCAACCTGCAGGACGGTGTGGCCAGTCCGGGTAAGCAGTGGTCCATCCCTGCTGCGGGCAAGCGTCGCATCGGACCGTTCCCGGTCAACGTCTATGGTACCTCGGTGGCACTGGCGCCGCAGAACGTTGCGCTGACGTGCATGGGCTACCAGTTGTCTCCGAGCTGACATGAGTGCGGACACTGCACGTCTCTCGACGATGCACTCTCCGCTTGGCACCAAGCCTGCGTTCGGCACTCCGGGTCTGAAGCTCCCCGCGTACATCCAGAACATCGCCAAGGCACTCATGCGGGACGAGGGCTTCGACAAGGCACACGCAATCGCGACTGCGGTGTCTCGGTGTCGGAAGTGGAAGGACGACCCGAAGGTGTCTCCCGCGGTGCGAGCTGCTGCCGCAAAGGCGATCGCGGAGTGGGACGAGTTGCGAGCCAGGGCGAAGGCAACACCCAACAAGGGAGAGCGCGGTGGTGCCTCGTCGGTTAGTCTTGCTGCACGGCTAACCGAGGAGCTGGACATCCTCTTAGCCGTGCAGCATGTCGCAACCCAAGCAGGCGTGGCACACTACCACGAACCGATCGGAACGCCGATCGTTGCTCACCACCACCTTCCGGGGACGTTCCAGCAGCACAGTGAAGCGGACCTAAAGCAGACAGACTCCACCACACTCAAGAAGCATTACGGCGATGCGATCAAGACTCTCGGGCACAAGCACGACTACACGAAGCTCGTAGCGAAGCACGTTGCACTGCAACACCTCGAGGCGAAGAAGGCTGCCACTGCGAAAGTGGCACCCGTAGACGTGAAGCAGCTCGCGGGTGAAGCATTGAGCAAGCATCTGCAGTCGATGAGTCTCGACGAGCTGAAGAAGCACTACGGTCAGATGATCAAGGAGCACGGGCACCAGCACCCGAGCACGAAGATGGCAGCGAAGTACGTTGCACTCGGCGTCAAGAAGACCAAGACGACGGGCTACTCTACGGTGCCTTCTGGGAAGCCAAAGATCCCAGGGATCGAGACGGTTAAGGATCCTCAGGGGAAAGCGATTGGCTACTTCAAGAAGCTGCCGAGCGGCCTCAACACTGACGTGTACGACCTGCAGGGGAATAAGGTCGGCGCAGCGAGCACGTTCCTGGGGGCACAGAAGGTACTCGGTGTCAAGAAGCCAGCTACACCGAAGGGGACAGTAGTCTCGAAGCCAAAGTCCTACATCCCGACGCAAACGCTTGCTGCGGATGACCCACGTCAGCACATCCAGCGAGGTGAGCTGACCGCAGAAGAGGCTCACGTCGCGGGTGTGTACTCCAATGGGTTCTACAAGCAGATCAACGGTGCGGCGGCCTCCGGGAAGGAAACTTCCCAGGTGAAGAGGCTCAAGTCGGCGATCGCGAAGAGCATCGTTCAGCAGGACATCACCACGTGGCGGTACATCCCCTACGAGACTTCCGTGAAGGTCTTCGGACCCGTTGGGTCGAAGGTCGACCAGACGTACACCGATAACCGCTTCGCGAGCACGTCCGCGTTCCACGGACACACCACCGGGTTCGGTTCCGTCGAGATCCGCTACAACCTCAAGAAGGGTACTCAGGCCCTCGACATGAACAAAGGTGGGCTGTCCCACCACCCGAGTGAGCACGAAGTGCTTGTGCAAGCCGGGATCAAGTACCGTGTGGTGAGTGACGTCGACGTCAACGGCAAGCGGAAGATTGTGGTGGAGACAGTATGACGCACCCCGCACAGGAGGAGACGTACCCACCGGGAGACACGCCGTTCGCGGAGCGAATGGACCTTGACCCGAGCAGCATCACGTGGGACGACGCCGAAGGGCGTTCGGAAGACGCGCAGAAGGGAGACGAAAGCGAACCTTCTGGAGACTGACCGGGGTCCAACACATGGCATTACTCGTTCCCCGGGTGGTTTCGGTATTGCTTAGCTCTTCCTGTGAGAGCTAGTCGGATATAAAAACACCCTAGGGAACGCGTAATGCCATGTATCGCATCAGACGAATTGAGGTGACATGACCAAGACGACGGTGACTGTGACGCCGCGCTGCGACGACGAGTTCGTGGAACTCTCCCAGAGTAACGACGGGTCCGGCCTGTTCCTCAAGAAGGTGCTGCCCAAGGGGAGCATCAGCTACAAGGGCCGGAAGGTGACGTTCAACGACACCTTCCTCAACAACATCGTCAACAGCTTCCAGGCCGGTGCGTACGACCAGACGTCGTTCTGCCTCGCCAACGAGAAGAACGACCACAAGGTCAAACCGACCGACTGGGCCGGCGAGGTCAAGGGTCTGGAGGTCCGCGACGACGGCCTCTACGCGACCATGGAGCTGGCCAACGAAGCTGCGAAGCTGGTCCGGGGCAATAAGAAGCTCGGTGTCAGCTGCGGCATCAAGGTCGGGTACACGCGGGAAGCGGACGGTAAGGCCTTCCCGGCTGCGCTGCACCACGTCCTGGGTACGCTCGACCCGAAGGTGACCGGCCTGGGTGAGTGGGAGGAGCTGAAGCTCGCCAACGAGGACGAGGTCCTGACCGACCTGTCCGGAGAGCAGTGGCTGGTGACCTCCACGCCTGTGCGAAAGGAGCCGTCCCAGCAGGCCATTGCGGATGCACTGCTGGCGATCGAGCTGGCCAACCAGATCGTGCTGGAAGAGGAGGGAGGTGACGGGAAGGTGACCAAGCCGGACGTACAGCTGTCGAACACTGCGGAGACCGAACGGATCTCGGCTCTCGAGCTCGAGCTCGCGGAGACGCGGTTCGAGAAGCTGCAGGCGGAGTGGATCGACGCGGGTGTCCCGCCGGCGCTGATCACGCTCGCCGAACCGCTGCTGAAGACGCCGCGGGTGGAGGTCATCGAGCTCGCCAACGGCGAGGACTCGATCGACCCGGTCGCACTCGTGAAGGGCATCCTGGACGAGTGCAAGGGGTTCATCAAGCTGAGCAACGAGCAGGGTAACACCTTCGACGGTAAGACGCAGGAAGCGTCCTACGTCGACCAGCAGCTGTCCGACTGGAAGGTGGGCTGACATGGCGGGCGCGGTTCCCGTCTACACGACGGGCAACAAGACCTACGAGGTCAACGCCGCGGTCACGGGTGGCCAGCTGGTCGTCCCGGACACCGGTGGGAAGATCAAGCCGTCGACCCTGACGGCGAACACCTGCTTGGGTGTCGCAGCCAAGGATGCGGTCCCGGTGGGTACGAACCAGAACCCGACGGGTTCGATCATGCTGTCCCCTCTGGACCAGTACACGACGGTCTGGAACACGGGCATCTGGCGCCTCCTGGCAGGCGCTGCGATCACCTTCGGGCAGACGGTCAAGTGCGGTGCCGCCGGTACCGTCGTTCCCTGGGTCAGTGGTACCGATGCCGCTGACACCATCGTCGGTCGGTGCGTCGAGATCCTCGGGATCTCGAACGGTGCCTACGGCGAGATCTCCCTGCAGCTGACCTGAGAGAGGAGGCGAACTCACTATGGCACTCGTGCCGATCATCGCGGCTGGCGATGGCCAGAAGGTCACCGTCAACTCGCTGCTCAAGTCGCCGCTGATCATCCCGCGCAAGATCCTCGACCTGATGCAGAACCAGTTCATCGCGGACTCGATTCTGCGCCAGGGTGGTCAGGCGCCGTCGGGTGTTGTCGAGTACTTCGAGAGCACGCCGCTGTTCGCCGACCAGGGGTCCGGGATCCGGGAAGAGTACGGCGAGTACAAGATCGTGACGGGTTCGGACGGGCAGCTGTCCGTCGTCGTCACGACCGACCGCGGTCTGTCCGTCGTCGTGTCGGACACGGAGCGTCGTCGCAACGCGATGGACGTGCTCAACCTCCGGATGACGCAGGCGAAGAACACACTGGTCCGTGACTGGGACCTCGCGTTCCAAGCCGCGGTGTTGGCCAACGCGAGCATCCCGACCTACGCTGCCGGTGGTGGTGTGGTGACGGGTGCCAACGCGTACTGGTCGGCGAGCTCGACCGGTCTGCCGCGGCACGACATCATCAACGCGAAGTTCATCGTCAAGCAGGCTCAGTACAGCCTGCAGACGAACAGCTGGTTCAACTTCGTTCCCGACACGATGGTGATCTCGTCGAACACCGCGGAAGCGCTGCTGTTCTCGGCAGACTACAACGCGCAGCTGGCTCCGACGGGGTTCCTCGCGTCCGAAAACCTTCTGTACACCGGCAAGCTACCGAACAAGATCCTCGACCTGGACGTCATGGTGTCGCGCACCTGGCCGGACCAGAAGGTCTTGATCTGCGAGCGGAACACGTTCGGCTTCATCGCCGACGAGATGCCCCTCCAGGCGACGCCGATGTACCGCAAGGAGGAGAACAAGTACTGGCGGTCGGACATCAACCGGCAGTCCGCCATCGGCATCGACCAGCCCCTGGCCGCTGTCGTCATCACGGGCACGTCGGCCTGAGGGAGGTGTAGCAGATGGTCACGAAGACTCAGCAGCAGGAGAAGCGTGCCACGTTCCAGGTGCTGGCTCCGCGCGGCATCTACGTCGGTGGTCACGAACTGCAGGACCCGGAGAACACCGGCCTGCAGCGTGCCGTCATGGTTCCGCAGGGTGAAGAGGTGGAACTGGGTGAAACCCAGGCGCAGCACTACCTCGACATCAACGCGATCGGCAAGCCGGGTTCACTGCGTTCGTCCGCGGAAGCGGAGCAGGAGAACACCGCCAACCAGCAGCGGATCGCGGAACTGGAGGCCGAACTCGAAGCGGCGAAGGCCGAGCTGGAGGCCGCGAAGAAGCCGCCGGCACCTCCGCAGCAGAAGACCCCGGCGAAGTAGTCCGATGGCGGCGTACACGACCCCGGACAAGGTCCGGACGATCCTCGCGAGGGATGACAGTCAGGTCTCTCGTACTGCCGCCAGTCTGGACGATGCTCACATCAACGACGCCATCCAACAGGCGTCCGACATCATCGACGGGTACCTCGGTTCACGGTACACGGTACCCTTCGGTCCAACGGTGCCATCTCTCGTCTCAACCATCGCCGAAGCGATCGCTGCGTACCGCGCGGATCTGACGTATCGGCAGGGTGTGGACTACGACAGCGAACTGGATCCTGTGTACCTGCGGGTGAAGGAGTGCGTACAGCAGCTGAAGGACATCCGCGACGGGAAGATGGACATCCCGGGGATACCGAAGCCCGACGGTTCTGGTATCCCGATCGGTGGTGCAACCGTCATCAACCCCTACGCCGGTACGCTCTTCTGGCCGGCAGACTTCGACCTGGTGCAGGACCTGTTCCCGCATCGGGATCCTCGGGTCGGGTGGTTCTAGTGCGGTTTGTCGGTGATGGTGTGAACCGGGTTCGCGCGCAAGTGGGTCGCGGGCTCCTCCGTGGACGGTTGATCGTTGACCAGCCGTACGCGCAGGAGCAGCACGAGGATGTGTCGCTGAAGCATCCGAGAGGTGGTCAGGCCAAGTACCTGGAGGTTCCCTTGCTCGCGGAAGCGGGCAAGTACGTGCAGCACTTGGCCGATCACATTCCCGACGGTGACCCGGAGAAGGCGATGCGGGACAGCATGGAGGACCTGTCGAATCAGGTCAACCGTCACGCACCCATCGAGAGCGGTCGTCTACGCGATTCGGGTCACCCAATCGTCGAGAGCAACGGGATGACCGTCTACGACCGTCTCCCTGTGCGACAGCGGGAGGGGTGATGTTCCAGATCGGAGCGTTCCTCTCATGGGCAAAGGATTTCCTGGACATCGATGGTGACCTCGGTCCACAGCCGATGCAGGACATGCCGGACCGGCTCATGATGGTGACGTTGCTGCCTGGTGCCGGGTTAACGATGGACGACATGTTCGACCGTCCATCGTTTCAGGTGGCGATCCGTGGCGATCAGTTTGCGGAGCAGACGCCGGAAGCTGACATGCGGAAGCTCGACGTGGAGTTGATCAAAGGACTGCTGTACCCGCACACACTGTGGGGTGACCTTGTCGTGACGTGCAGTCGCACAGGTGGTGGTCCCAGCCCGATCCAGAGTTTCGACAAAGGACGCCGAGTTACCTACACGTGTACGTATTGGGTCTTGTGTGACCTGTGACTAATCTGTTGCCCGTGTGACGATCTCGACGTATACCGGAAATTAGCGAGGACCAGATGCCGACATCCAAGCCGGAAACGCCGGCGACCGAGCCGAAGGCGGAAAAGGCACCGGAAACGGTGGAAGTCCGCACGTTCGGGATGGTCGACGTGTACCAGGACGGTGACATCAAGGTCGACCGGGAGTCGGGACAGGTTCCCGCGGACAAGGTCGGCGAGTTCATCCGCAAGGCGGGCATGCACGGCGTGCACGTCATGGAGCTGAAGAAGGAGGAGTGACATGGCGAACGCCGTTCAGCCGCAGTACGACCGCACGAACGTCATCGTCGGGCAGGCGCGCACCTTCGTGGCGCCGTACAACCCGACGGTACCGGTCGCACTGCCGGCGGATACCGTTGCGCTCGGGGGAACCTGGGCCGCGCCGTGGGTCCCGATCGGAGCGACCGAGAAGGGTGTTTCGTTGCTGTTCAAGCGGACCACCGAGAACATCATGATCGAGGAGCAGCTGACCCCGGTCGCGAAGAACACGAAGGAGGTCGACCTTCGGGTCAACACGGTCCTGTCGGAGGACTCGC